GTTCCGTGTCGGCTTACTTGCGCCCTTTCGGGTGAACGTAATGTCATGATAGCATGACAATTTTATTTAGTCAAGTGCAACTGTGTAATCTGTTACATTTTTAGGATCTTTTAAGAATTCAATCAAAATCTTAGAGTCTTGTAAAGGTATGGACAAGAGAGATTGATTCTCTACCAGTAAAGGATGATCCACAGTTAAGTAGATGTCTACTAGTTGCTTAGTTATCTTAGCAAACTGTGGAAATTCTTTAGCGATAAACTTCTGACACCAGTAAAGATCTCTTGTGTATACATTCTGATTAGTCTGTAAGAATGTGTAACGTAGACAACGTTTGATATAAAGTTTAAAATTTTTCTGTATCAAAGCATCATACACCTTGTTCTTTAAACACTTCTCTAACCATTCATGTAAGTTAATCAATGAATCTAAATTAGACTGTGATACTGGTGGTATGTCTGTGATAGGTATAGTTGTGACACTAAGATCCTCATCACCATAGACGCATGTAGTAAAGAACCCTTCATCGAATGATTCTTTAGGACTAATGATACAATCAAGTTCTATATTAAACTTCTTGTATATCAACTGCTCAAGTAAATAAGTTTCTTCTGGTAGTTCATCTGATACTACAGTAAAATCTACATCAGAATCTGCTGGTTCACTATACGCACGTGATCCTTTAATGTACACAGAATGTACACTGTTTAATGGAAGGAGACCTAAGAAATAATCTGTGATCTCCTGTGAAAATTTTGGTATTGGTTCTATTACTCTAGTAATATGACCTTGTTCTATATTATAATAAGTTCCTTTACTCATACTCATGTGGTACATAATCAGGGCAGAGCATCGCACCTACTAGTTCTCTAGCAGGTAGACTCTCCTCACATAATTTTTGCATCCAGATTCTTTCATCGAGAGAAACTTCACCCTCAGTTGACATCATACGACAACATATATCAGTGAGCTGCAACTGGGATTTGTTGCTTAACTTGTTGGATGGCTGCAGGAAGGATAGCATATTCTTTACGTTGTATTTTAGGGGTTAATGTTTCAACAGTATCATCAGGTTCAATAGGAACTTCCGATTGAAGGATGACTTCACCTGAGTCTAACTCTTCATTCACATAATGAACAGTACAACCAGTGACTTTATCACCTGCTTCCAATGCTTGTTCGACAGCATGGAGTCCTTTATATTTTGGAAGCAGTGATGGGTGTAGATTAATTATTCTATTGGGAAATGCTTTGATAAAATCAGGTGATACTACCTTCATGTATCCAGCAAGAACAATAAGATCAACTCTCCATGCTTGCATTAATTGAATGATCTGTTCCTCATCCTTATGTTTTATATAACAATGAGGAATACCAAATTTCTCTGCTCTCCTAGCAGCACCACAGTCCTTCTTGTTGTGTATCATCAACACAACTTCATCCTCCCAACAAGATCTGAGAATATTCTCGAAGTTGGTTCCGTTGCCAGAACATAAGACTCCTAATCTCATGGTATATAATGCTACTGTAATATATTATAAGAGTTCATCCAGATCCTTAAGATCTGTCTCATAAAAAGTTACGCCACCGTAACCAATCATGAGTTGTTTCCATTTGTCATCGACCTTCTGATAAACCTCAAGAATGGTGTCTGCACCTTGGTTTGTAGACCATGTACGTTCATACCAATTCTTTGATTCATTAAAAGAATAGCCTTGAGATGCTAACAGATTTGGAATGTCCACTGAGTGTTCCAATACAGGTAGGGGTAGATTCATTTAGTATTCAACAACTATGTTACCAGATAAAGTTGTTCCACTATTTCCAGGTAACACTTCGTGTCCTAAAAATGAAGGGAACAACATCATAGATCCTGGTTCTAAGTTGGGTCTATAATCCATTGGAAATACCTTTGAGGTATCACCAAAATGATTTTGAATCAATGGCATGATGGGATGAATGAATGCAGTCTTGGATGTTACATCCTCATAGATGATGAAACTCCACTGTGCATTCGGATGGATATGATATCCCTGATAAGATCGGGGATCATATTTGTTTCTCCACATCCCCATGAACTCAATAGACTTAGGGGGATCTGGTAATGATTCTAGCAGTGGTTGGACTACTGTCAACAGGTATGTCCAGGTACTGTCATAAACCTTAAGACCATTATTAAAAGTGGTGAGCACCCCACTCTCCCAAGTGGGTGAGAACTCACCAACGCCAGTCTTTATTTTCTTCAAGTTAATCTTCTCTTCGAAGACAGGTATAGCAAAAATATCTTTTTTCATTCACCCCATGGATCTTTAATGTCAATAGGCTTAGTCTTTTTCTTTGGCAACAGTTTAAGAATCCATTGCCACAACTTCTTCATGACCTACCACCCCATTGTATTGATGGGAATGCCTCAGTCACACATGCCTTAGTGATCTTCCATCGCTTACCGATCTTCTTATCTTTAGCGAGGATCAAAACTTCTGCTTCACCTTTGTGAAGTCCTTCAAGCATTTGGATAAACATACTCTCACGTTTAGCCTGCTTAACATTAGAACCACCTTTAAAGAAGTGATGAAGTAATCGTGCTTCCTTCTCCAATAAAGTATGTTCTGTTCCTTCAGGTGCATCGTTAGGTGTGTAAGGTACATCACCTGGTGGTAGCATACTAATTACTGTGTCATCAAAATTGATGATGAATAAAGATCGCAGTGCTTGAGTGTTATACTCTTTCAACAATGCAATCTTTTCTTTCTTTGTTTTTGCGTTGGATACTTTTTGTAGTACCTCATGCATCAGAAGTTTCATCTATTTCATCCTCATTAATAAATTTTACTGATAAAAGTTGTTCATTGATCAACGTACCATTTTCATCATACATTTCAGGGTGATAGGAGACTTCATCTCTGGACCACATATAATCATGAACAAAATCTTTTGCTGTCCAACCTGCGACTATCCCGACACATAAGAATAAAAATGATGATGTTGCCGAGAAAAAAAGGATCATTGAATCTGTCATTGTGCATCTCCTACTAAATTTTATTGCTCTCCCATCGTAGTTCGATATTAAAATACCAGTTCCTACGAAAGATAGAGAACGCTTTCTTGAAAGCTATACCTTTCTGGGGTACAGTGTTTAAATTTTCCCTCCTAAGCATGAGTTCTATGCCTTTATTTATGGAGGCATCAGGGGGTTTGTTTTTCTTTGGCACTTATCAATCCTTTCTTAAGTAAAACTTTAGCAGTCTCAACAAGACCACCTATCTCTTCACCATCCATAATAACATAGGGATATCCCACTGCTTTAGGATACTTTTTCATGAAAGAATCCTTAAGATTTTTACCAACTTTAACTTCTTCATAGTCAAGTTTAGCTCTTTCCATAAGAAGTTTCATTTGTTCACAATAAAAACATCCAGCAGTTGAATAAACTGTGATGTCTGGTCCTTCCTTGAAGACTCTCTCTTCTGGTTCCAAATTTCCGTGCATAAAAAATGGGTGGTATTACCCACCCATCTTATCAGATTGTTAGTTGTGTGTCAACCCACAGCAGGAGCAGTAAGTGCAATGCGAGTAGGTAGTCCATCATCAGGAAGTGCAGCAAGGTCAAGAGGGAAGTTGTGTGCATTCCTCTCGTGCATTACTTCCATTCCCAAGTTCGCTCTGTTAAGAACGTCACCCCAAGTAGGAACGACTTTACCTTGAGCATCTAGGACACTCTGGTTGAAGTTGAATCCATTCAGGTTGAATGCCATTGTACAGATACCCATTGAGGTTAACCATACACAGACCACAGGGAATGTGGCAAGGAAGAAGTGAAGACTTCGACTGTTGTTGAACGAAGCATACTGGAAGATAAGTCTACCGAAGTATCCATGTGCAGCAACAATGTTATAGGTCTCTTCTTCTTGACCAAATTTATAACCGTAGTTCTGAGACTCATTCTCGGTTGTCTCCCTGATCAGAGAAGATGTAACGAGTGAACCATGCATAGCAGAGAATAATGCTCCACCGAACATACCTGCGACACCTGCCATATGGAATGGATGCATCAAGATATTATGTTCTGCTTGGAATACGAACATGAAGTTGAACGTACCAGATATACC